TGAAAAATAGTAGTATCTTTGCATTATCAAATTAAACTGATACAAAGAAACGAAGATTAATTCAGATTTCAAATAGTATAAACATATTAAAATACACGATTATGAGAACAAGAGAATTTTTACACGAAGTAATGAGCCTTGCTTGGCAGTTCGTTAAGCGTAATGGCTACACCATGAGCGAAGCAATGAAGGTCGCTTGGGCTAACTTGAAGTTGAAAGGTGAGATGAAAAAGAAGATAGTGAAGTTCTACTTCAAAAAAGTGGACGGTTCCGTTCGTGAGGCATACGGTACACTAAATGAAAAGCTGATGCCTGCCATCACTGGTACTGACAACAGAAAAAAGAATGATACCGTCCAGACTTACTATGATACTGAACGCCAAGAATTCAGATGCTTCAAAAAAGCTAATCTGATGTCAATCGCATAAAAGATATGGATATGAATGCTTACACGATTAACCAGCAGTTGGATAGCCTTTATAAAGATTTAGAGGCTGCCCATAACAATGATGAAGAGGCTGTCTGCCTGATGTTCAATGCTGATAGCAAAAAAGAAGCTATCCAGTTGATAACGGATGAGATAGACAGTTTGGAAGATGCCTTAAAAGGTTTTGAAACTTGTGAAGATGATGGCATGGACTACGATGCTCTATGCCGGGTACAAGGTATCAGCCGATACGCATAATACACGATTATGCAACGCACGACAGCCCTACAGACGGATTGAACGGCAACCGATAGCGAGAATCGGGTAGGGTACTATTGATTAGTTCTTTGAAATTCTGTAAAAGCAATTACGGTGTAATTCATAAGCCGTTTTTGCCAACCAAAGATAACAAACGCACATAAGCAAGTTGGAGCTTGTGAGCTGTGCAATGTTTAACAATTAATAGAAAACACCGCAAAGAATCGTCTTTGAGCAGTGAGCATACGGGTTAGGCGTCCGTACTGTTTTCGACAATATAGCCTGTACTGAACTGAAATAAGGTTCTGCTATTCGATTAGGGTACAGGTACTTATTTAAATTTATACGATTATGAAAACAATCCAATTCATTTTATCCATATTGGTTAGTATATGCGCTGCCGGTATGCTTTACGGGGCTATCACTACTTACAGTCCTATGAAAATATTCTCTGTCACTATAATGGGTGTTATATGTGCCGGATGTGCTTTTCTAATAAGAATCTCTTATAAAGAGTTGAAATAAATGACAAATTGTAATACCGCTAAAAGGTAGACCTCAAATCCGGCACAAGGCGCATGGGTATGAGTGCACAATAACCTTGTAAACCAGCCGGGCGGTAATTTATGAAGTAGCATTGTTGGAATGCGTGTAAGCAATTAATTGTTGGTATTAACTCATATTCTGATTTCTATATTCATCTGGCTTACAAGAAGTAGGTTCGACTCCTACCTTTTTAACGATGTTTTAAACTTATACGATTATGACAGTGGAAGAATTAAGAGGCATGACGCATGAAGATTTAGTAAGGCGTGTGCAAGAACTGGAAAAGGCTAACGAAAAATTAGCTGAAGAGAAAAAAACATGGTATAAATCTTGGAGTGATTTGCAACAGAAGTTTGATCATTTCAAGAATGCGGTTAAAAGCATTGTTCTGATAATAGATTAGATATTCGTGTTTTATTTTGATGTTTGTACTGGGTGTGCCGTCCGTGAGGATAGTGCACCTTTTTTAATCGGATGGTTAGCTTATCGGTTAGAGCTTCGTGCTGTGCAACCAATTGGCACGATTGAGAGGGGTTCGATTCCCTTACCATCCACGAATCATTAATTAAATTTTATTCTTATGGCAAAAGAACTGAAAGAAAGAACAGAAATCAAGAAAAAGCTGAAAAAGAAGAATGACAGAATCAGCTTTGACTTTAGCGACAAGCTTGCCGGACAGCTTCGCAGGTGTACCGCTGATCTTAATAGGTTGGCAAGGATTGACCGGATAATAGACAAGGAGCAAACGTTGTATTCGGTGGACACTAACAGGGAAGCCGGATATATTGAGGTTATCCGCAATTATTAATCAGCCGACTTACACGATTATGAGGAGAGTTTTTAATGAACTTACACCTGAATGCGAGATTACGGCACGAATGTATGCACAAGGGTATGAGAAGAAGGAGATAGCCGATTTGAAATGCAGGGCTGTGAGCACAATAAACAACCAGTTGCAGAAGGCTTTCGAGATTCTTCATGTAAGAAATGGAAGAGAACTGGCGACCATGCTATATGAGCGTTTGGCTGGCATGAAATTCACTATGGATTTCCCACCAATAGCCCGTTCTGTTATCGCCTGTTGTTTATTATGTGTGTTTTCAATTACGTTTTATCAGGATTTCCATTCGGATATGCGTAGGGCAAAACGGATTAGAGAAGAGAAAATAGAATTTCTGAAAGATATGATATGAAAAGAGGAAAGGTTGAATCCGTACAGAAACTTTGGCTTAATAAGGATGAAACGATGGCTTATTTGGGGTGTAGCGTTGATTACCTTGATAAACTTAGGAATAACGCCCAGGTTTCATTTGCCAAAGATGGAAAAATGATTTGGTACAATTTGGAGTCGATCAATAGATTTTTGAATAGAATGAAAGTAATATAAACCCTTTAAATTTTACGATTATGAGTCTTATTAAAAAATCAAATGAATTAGTAATTCCTACCACTGTAAAGATGATGATTTACGGTCAGGCTGGTATGGGAAAATCAACAGTGGCATTGAGCGCACCGAAACCGTTATTATTGGATTTCGATAATGGCGTTAAGCGTATGAATATGGCGCATTTGGAAAACATAGATACTGTACAGGTCACTTCATGGAGTGATGTTCAACAGGTCTTGCAGGAGGATTTGTCTGTTTATCAGACCATTGTAGTTGATACAATCGGTAAGATGATGGATTTCATCATTACTTATAAATGTGGCAGCCGCCAACCGTCTATCAGGGATTGGAGCGGTATCAATGCGGAGTTTTCATGGATGACACGAACACTCTCGGGGCTTAACAAGCACATCATTTTCGTTGCCCATCGCGACACAAGAAAAGAAGGTGATGATACGGTGTTTATCCCTGCCTTGCGTGAAAAATCCTACAACTCTATCGTTACTGAACTGGATTTGCTCGGTTATCTTGAAATGAAAAGCGAAAGAGGCGTCCAAAGACGTACCATCACTTTTGACCCAACTTCAAGAAATGACGGTAAGAATACTTGCAATCTTCCTTCAGTGATGGAAGTTCCTACCATCCTTGACAAGAATGGTAATCCAACCGCAAAGAATGACTTTATCACCGCCAAGATAATCAATTCGTATTTGGGTATGCTTGCTGCCAAGAAAGAGGCACAGGAAAAGTATGATAAAGTTATTGAAGAGATAAAAGAACAGATCGAACTTATTACGGATGCGGAATCTGCCAATAATTTTATCGCGCAAATAGATAATTTTGAGCACGTTGGTTCTTCAAAGCAAATGGCGGCAAAGTTGGTAGCCAACAAAGCGAAGTCTTTGAATCTGAAACTTAATTCAGAAAAGAAATATGAACCAGCAGCCTAAATATCGTATTTACGCAACGCTTCTCGATGCCTTTGGGGGATATCTGAATAGTGATGTGATTTGGGATAAGTATTGGGGGTGGTCAGAAAATCCACCCCATACTCCCGAAGAATTTCACGAACAACAGTTTCAAGAACTGATAGACCGGATTAACCGCAAGCCATTCGACAGCGAAGCGGCAGACCGTGGCACGGTTTTCAATGAAATCATTGACTGTATGATTGAAAATCGGAAATCCGAAACTGTGCAAGTTGAAAAGGTATATAAGGTAATACGCGAAGGAGCTTGTGACGAAACAGGTAAACCTTTGTATTACGATGAGGTTCAAACCAACGAGGTTATAGGTTTGAAAGCTACCTATAATAATCGCGTTTTTACTTTCCCAATTTCACTTTGCCGAGAGTTTGCCAATTACTACAAAGGCGCATTAACCCAACAAAGAGTAGAAGCGATTCTTCCAACCGCATACGGCAATGTTTTGGTTTATGGGGTAATTGACGAGCTGATGCCGGCCAGCGTCCACGACATCAAAACAACCGGAAGCTATACCGTAGGGAAGTTCAAAGACCACCATCAACACCTTGTTTATCCTTATGCTTTGATGCAGAACGGTTCGGATGTACGGACATTTGAGTATAACATTGTAGAGTTCAACAAAGGCGGTTATGTGGTAGATACCTATACAGAGATGTACGTTTTCAACCCAGAGCGTGATATTCCTATTCTCACTAATCATTGTGAGGAGTTTATCCGGTTCTTGGAAGAAAACAGAGAACTTATAACCGATACCAAAATTATATCAAATAATGAGTAGTGAAATTTGGAAGCCTATTAAAGATTATGAAGGTCTTTATGAGGTATCATCTTTAGGCAGAATAAAATCTATGCCTAAAAAATTTATAAGAAACGGAGCTGTAACACATTTTGAAGAAAAGATATTAACGCCTTCTGATAGTCATGGGTATCGTTCTGTTGTTCTAACAAAGAATGGCATTCATAAAACGCATAGCGTTCACAGATTGGTGGCTTTAGCTTTCATTCAAAATCCAAATAACTATACTCAAATAAATCATAAAGACGAAAATAAATCCAATAACAGAGTTGAAAATCTTGAATGGTGTACACATTCATACAATATGAATTATGGAACGCTCCAAGAGCGTAAGGGGAAAGCTAATGGTGTGCCAGTCTATCAATATACCAAATCTGGTGACTTCGTTAAGAAATATCCTTCGTTGAAATCAGCAGCGGTAAGTAACGGATTCCAAAGTTCACCTATTCAAAATTGTTGCTGTGGAAGAAGTAAGACTTCGTATGGATTTATATGGAAATATTAATTAAAAGATTTTTGGAGGAGAAAATTAATGGCAAACCAAATAACCGGACGGATAATTCAAATCGAACAGACCGTCCAAATTACGTCCAAAAACGGTGGAGCTACATTTACCAAACGGGAGTTCATTTTAGATGCTACCACTTACGACCCTTATACGGGAGAGCGTAGCGAGTATGAGAACATTATTCCCTTAGAGTTTTCGGGTGACAAGTGTACAGAACTTGACCGCTTTAATCAGGGTGATGTTGTTACTGTATCATTTGTCTTACAAGGGCGTTCTTGGACGAATCAAGACGGAGAATTCAAACGTATGGTATCCATTCGATGCTATAAAATAGAAGCGCGTGGCGGTGTATCTCAATCCCAACAGACAACATCGATACAACAGCCAGCGCCACAACCGACTTATCAGCAACAGCCGCAGAACTTTCCGCCTCCGGTTGATGCTAATGGCAATGTAAAGGATGATTTGCCTTTTTAGCGTATGCTGTTCGACTTGAAGAATGAATATCAAATACCCAAGTTCAAGGAGTATGTAAACAAGCTGTTTAGTGAACGTGCGGTGGTGGAAGTGAAAAAGAAACTACCTAACCGCACGCTTGCCCAAAACAGCTACTTGCATCTTCTTTTAGGGTATTTCGGTAGTGAGTACGGTTGCAGTCTCGACGAAGCAAAAATTGATTTTTATAAGAGGACTTGCAACCGTGATTTGTTTGAACGTAAGACGGTCAACAAGAAAGGCAATGAAGTAACCTATCTGAGAAGCTCTGCCGAACTGACAACGGGGGAAATGACCCTGAGTATTGACCGTTTCCGTAATTGGAGCGCATCGGTGGCTGGTATCTATCTGCCGGCTGCAAATGAACATCAAATGCTGATATACGCCCAGCAGGAAATACAAAGAAATCAAGAATTTATTTAGTTATGATAGAAACAAGAAAAACAGAAATCAGGTATGTGACATCTGATCCGAAAAAGATGCTCAACATGTACCTTGCAAAACGTGTCCTCAAAACATGGGAGGAATCTTTCATTGATGAAGATACAGGTGAAACAGTAACCATCGAACGGAATGAAATTCTTTTTGACCGTGGCACGCTGATAGACCAAGACACTTTGGCGAAAATTCGTTTCAGTATGGAAGCTGACGGCATTAAGGAAGTGGAAGTCAGCAACCAGAACCGCTTGGCATTCGAGAACGAGAACAGTGTTTTATATCCGTACATCGCTCAAGCGCAAATAGGTGACAAGAAACATAAGTTCCTGCTGTATGCCACCGGATTGGAGAATACTTGTAGTATCTTGAAAGATTACATCGAACTAAACTATATGTTCGGATTCACCTTGACAATGGTCAAGGAGTTCGATTCTTGCGTGATTCTTACTGACAACTTGAAAGAACGTAAGGTTGACGATGCTTCGCTTGCCTATCTCAAAAATGAAATCACTATGGCAGAATACGTTGACAAAATGGACGATGAGACGGAAGATAGTGACGAAGAATCTAAACCGAATGAAAAGAAATTCTACCAGATTGAGACGAAAATCACATTCACGGATGGGGAGAATGAAGACGAGAGAGTTCAGACTTTTGTCGTGAACACCTTCAACGTTGACAGAGCGATGATGCTTATTACTCACTACCTCAAAAATAAAGAGGAAGAATGTGAGAAACAAGCCAAAGAAAAGGGGCATGAGTTCAAAAAGAGAGAAATCCATACAGCTATTGAATCCGCCAAACCTATACCGGTCGGGCGGTTTATTCCGAAAGAATTTTCAATGGCTTATATGGAATAACTTTGTTAACCTGCCTGCTCGGTCTGTGAAGATAGGACGGGCGAATATGGGGCGTTTGGCTGGTGTGACTATTGTGATGCGCAGCAATGTAGAGGAGGGCAGTTCGATTCTGCCACGCCCCTCATAAATGTGAGCCACACATAAATGGCAAGGGTTAGTGAATAATGGTTGTGCCCCGGAGAATACGCTTCGGGGCTTTAATTGGTAAACAAATAAAATCATACATTATGGAAATGGAAATAAAAATAGCAGTACCCGAAACCGGAAACATATTCGATGCAGAGTTCTCATTGTCAATTGTAGGCATGAAAGTTAAAAACCGGGAAGCACTAAAAATGCTTCCCGATAAAATAAAGCAATCCTTAATTGATTGTGTTGAACTCGAAAGAAATACTTGCTTGGAGGATAAAATCAAACAAGTACTTTAATCAACGTATGTGTCAAGGTAGTGAATGAAAAAGTCTATTTTGGAGATTACTTTATCGAAATCTTTTTGCACAAAATCAATGCGCCCTCCAACGGCAGCGGATTTAAATCTAAGATTGCTTAGACTTTCGAGTTCCTTGTTTAAAGGAAGTCCGGGATTAAAAGCAAATACAAGATGAACAAACTCCCTAATAGCATCATATATTCCCGGATACGAATTGAAAGGGTCTTCTATATTAAAGATTTCTCCTTTTTTCTGTATCTCCAATACGTCATTTTTTATTGCTTCCGCCTTTTCTTTATAAAATGATTTATCTCTCATATACTTTAAAGTTTAAAATTAGACAAAGCAAAGATAACAATAAAAGGGCATATCATATTTCCCAAGATGAGTTTAAAATTAGACACTTTATCCTCTCTATCAGATATGCCCTTATATTATAAATAATAGTATGCCATACTACATAAAACGAACAAAGGCTAAGAAAAAAGACAAGCCTTTACCTCTGTTTGATAAAGCAGGGATAACAGTAAAGAAGAAGCCGGATTTGAAAGCTAAGCTCGACAAAGAGTTTTCCCTTTTTATCCGGCTTCGTGATGCAATGCCAAACGGGTATTTTAGATGTATCTCGTGCGGACAGATAAAGCCGTTTACACAAGCAGACTGCGGGCACTATTTCAGCCGCACACACCTGGCGACACGTTTCGATGAAAATAACTGCCATGCTGAGTGCCGTCACTGCAACAGGTTCAAAGCTGACCATTTGGAAGGCTACCGGGTTAATCTGATAGCTAAAATCGGGCAACAGAAATTTGACTTGCTGAAAGTAAAAGCTGCTGGTACTTCTAAGATGTCAGATTTTGAGTACGAGCAACTAATTAAGTATTACAAAGCACTCAATAAGAAATTACGAAAGGAGAAAGGAATATGAAATCCACTATCATTGAAGGAGTTGAATATAAACTCACACCGATAAAAAAAGAAAATAAGACAATAGCTTTATTTATCCTCACTATGCCCAAAAACAATTCATGGAATGGTAAATGGACTGGAGAAGGAAATTTATATGCCTATTCGCAGGTTGCATTTAGACGTGGAAAGCCAATCTATTCAAATCTAAAAGAAGGAAACTTCTATTATGATTTTGGCGATGGATGGGTAGCAAATGTGGAAGTCAGATATGTTACACCAAGCGAATCTAAAAAAATAATGCGGAAATCTAAAGGTTTCTGTGGATATACTTGGATGTGCGATGAGATAATGAAACTTGGAAGAATCAGAACCGTTACAGAAAGAAGAGCAGACAATGTACAAACTACGTGATTACCAACAGAAAGCCTCTGATGCTGCCGTTTCTTTCTTCAACAACAAGACCAAGAAAACTAATGCCATTATGGTGTTACCTACGGGCAGCGGAAAGTCGCTTATCATAGCGGATATAGCCGCAAGGCTTGACGGACATACCTTGGTGTTCCAGCCAAGCAAAGAGATATTGGAACAAAATTTTAAGAAGCTCTGTTCATACGGTATTCTTGATTGCAGTATCTATTCGGCTTCCTTTAATTCAAAGGAGATAAGCCGGATAACATTTGCCACCATCGGCAGTGTGAAGAATCATCCCGAACTGTTTACCCACTTCAAGAACATCATTGTGGATGAATGTCATCTTGTAAACCCCAAAGAGGGAATGTACAAGGATTTTTTTGATGCAGTGAAGTGTAAGGTTCTTGGACTGACAGCAACGCCATACCGTTTAAGCTCCAGCCGTGATTTCGGCTCCATGCTGAAATTTATCACTCGGACAAAACCTCATGTCTTTTCAGAGGTCATTTATCATGTACAGGTATCAACCTTATTAGATATGGGCTACTTGGCGAAGTTGGATTACTATTCAATGAATCCTTCAGGGTGGAATGAACTTAACTTGAAAGTAAATACTACTGGTGCCGACTATACGGATAGGTCAGTTCAAAAAGAATATGAACGGATAGACTTCTACGGTTATCTCGTTCATATCGTCCAAAGGCTGATGAATCCCAAAGCCGGAGGAAAACGGAAGGGTATTTTGGTCTTTACCCGTTTTTTGAAAGAAGCGGAACGGTTAACGATGTCAATACCCGGTTGCGCTATCGTTTCAGGTGATACTCCTAAGAAAGAACGTGAACATATTCTTGAGGCGTTCAAAGCTGGTGAAATCCCGGTAGTAGCTAATGTGGGTGTACTTACGACTGGCTTTGACTATCCGGAACTTGATACGGTCGTTATGGCACGTCCTACAATGTCACTTGCCATGTGGTATCAGATAGTCGGTCGTGCCATCCGCCCGCATCCTTCTAAAGAATGTGGATGGATTGTGGATTTATGCGGTAACATCAAACGTTTCGGAGAGGTGTCGGATTTACGATTGTTTGATAGCGGTAATGGTAAGTGGGCTGTATTTTCTAACGGAAGGCAATTAACTAACGTGAGATTCTAAGACTATGGACGAAGGATTTTTGAGGCTAAGCCGCAGGTTTTTCTCGAATGAAATGTGGAATGAAGCCCGTACTTTTAGCAGTTGCGAAGCGTGGTTAGATTTAATTCAGTCTGCACGATTTGAGGCAACGCCCCGAAAGGAGAGTATCGGAGGTCGAGAAATCTCTTATTCAAGAGGTCAATATCCTGCATCCATAAGATTTCTGTCACAGCGTTGGAAATGGTCTGAAAAGAAGGTGCGTTCCTTTCTTGTGCATCTTAGAAAGAAAGGTATGATAACTGTTGAGTGCAATCAAGGAATGAACCTTATAACCTTATGTAAATATGAAGAATATAATCCAATGGGCACAACCAAGGGCACAAGTAAGGACACAGGTATTGAAAAGGAAATCAATGAATTAAGACAGGAATGGGCACAACTAAGGGCACAACTTGGGGCACAGCCCATGAACAACAATCTACCGCAATCCGAACTTTTACAAAAATCAGGGCACACAGAGGGCACAAATACAAAGAAAGAAGAAAGAGAGTATATAGATATATCTCTACATCAAAAGAAAGAAAATACTCCTGACGGAGTATCAAAGAAAGACAAGCTTTCTTCGCCCTCCCCCTCTGAAAAGATTGATTACAGCGGATTGATGGAATACTATAATACCACATTCAAAGACAGACTCCAGCAGATAAGATCAATGACTGATGTGAGAAAAAAGGCTGTAAAAGCCCGGATAGCCCAATATGGGAAAGAGTCAGTGAGGAGTGTTTTCAATCTCATTCTTCAATCCCCGTTCTTACTTGGAGCTAATGACCGCAATTGGAAATGCGACTTTGATTGGATTTTCAAACAAGCAAACTTTACTAAAATATTGGAAGGAAACTATAATGGGACAAGACTTAGTAAAAATCAACAGGATAGCGAGCAGCGAAAACGTGATTCAGTTCTTGCAGTCGCTACAACCGTTAGAGAAGCTGCCGCAAAAAAGAGAAAGGAACTTGAAGCAGAGGGCGTTATTGAATAAATATCCCGATCCTGCACAATTCATTCTTGATTACAACCCTGATTTGCAGTTCAAACTTGTCAGATGTAATGCAACCCATTCAGAACTGGCGTTGAATGACAGCATTCCGAGTTTAGGGCTATTGTCTTCTACTTATGGGGATGAAACACCGATAGAATGGCTAAAGATACAATTTGGTTCATTGAATGACTTTGCAGAAGTTTCAACCAAGATAGCGAAAGAGCAACTTTCTGAACTATCGGAGATATTCCTTTCGGAGTATTATTATATAAATGCCGCTGAAATCTGTTTTTTCATAGCACGGTTTAAGTCAGGGAAGTATGGGCGGTTCTACGGTTCAATAGATCCATTGAAAATAACAAGTGCGATGCTGGACTACGTTTCTGAACGTCGGAAAGATATTGAACGGAAAGAGCGTGAACGATACAGAAACCAACGTGAAAAAGAGATAGAGGAGCGTGGAGATAACAGAATCTCTTATGCTGAGTACATTGAAATCAAGCACCGTGCTGATGCAGGAGATGAGGAAGCTAGAAAAATGCTGATATCACCATGAGAATAACCGTTTACTGGGTAACAAGAAATCCGGATGTTATCGTAAGAATCCGGAAAAAGTTCAATATCCCAAGTTATACTTCCGTGAACTACGAAACAGAATGTGAAATCAAGGATGAAGACTTTTCACTGTTAGAAGAAACAGAACGAAGGGGATTTATTCAAATTAGAAATAAGAATACACGATTATGCAAGGAACAGACAAACTGAATACGATAACCAACATCGTATTTGTCCTCACGGACGTTTTAGAAACCAACCTTCTAGAAATGCAGCAGCAATATAAGAAAGAAGGCTTTGAACTCAGACACGATTCAAAAAGAAACTTCAACACAGCCATAGCCGCGATAAAGAGATTGAAAAGTGATGTGAATCATTGCAGCGAATCCACTCAGGAAAACTTCGGCAATGATTCTGACATGGTGAACGCCATGTTGCTCACACTGATTGATAGGTGCGGTGATGATGACAACCTCGCTTATAAGATGTACGAATACATTAAATCTTTCCCGTCCAAACTGAATCTGGACTTGGATTTGGATAATGCGTTCAGCCACCTGTTTAGAAAGGAGAAATCAACAAAAGAATAGCATAATGAAAGATTATATAGAATTTTTGAAAGACAAGATGGCAATCAGCCATCAGACTGGGTTTGAAGTCAGACCGGAAGAAATTTCCCCGTATTTATACCCTCATGTGAAAGATACAGTACGTTGGGCTATTTCCGGCGGTTGCAGGGCGATATTCTCCAGCTTCGGTATGCAGAAAACCGTAACCCAGTTGGAGATACTGCGGGTGATCCTGAACCGCACAGGAGGCAAAGGGTTGATAGTTTGCCCCAAGCGTGTAGTAGTGGAGTTCCTGACACAGGCCGAAAAGCATCTGGGTATGAAAGTGACCTATGTACGTACTATGCAGGAGGTGAAGCAATGTCCGACCAATATCATGGTGACAAACTATGAACGTGTCCGTGACGGCGAGGACGGAATAAGAATAGAACCTTCCTACTTTACCGTTACCTCATTGGATGAAGCGAGCGTGTTACGTGGATTCGGAACCAAGACCTATCAGGAGTTTCTTCCTCTGTTTGCAGAAGTTCCGTACAGGTTTGTTGCCACTGCCACGCCATCACCCAACAGATACAAGGAACTGATACACTATGCCGGCTACCTTGGAGTGATGGATACCGGGCAGGCACTTACAAGGTTCTTCCAGCGTGACAGCACGAAGGCGAACAATCTTACCCTCTATCCCCACAAGGAGAAGGAATTCTGGTTATGGGTAAGTACATGGGCGTTGTTCCTCACCAAACCGTCTGATTTAGGTTATCCCGATACAGGATATGAGTTACCAGAGTTACGGGTACATGAAGAAGTCGTGAGTGTGGACAACTCCACTGCCGGCACCGACCGTGACGGACAGGTGAAAATGTTCCGTGAGGCTGCTCTAGGCCTTGCTGATGCAGCTAAGGAACGTCGGGACAACATGCAGGAAAAGATTGCCCGTGTGGTAAAGATTATCAATCGCCCGGAAAACAAAGACGACCATTTCCTTTTATGGCATGACTTGGAGGCTGAACGTGAGGCACTCTGCAAGGCAATTCCCGGATGTAAGGCTGTGTATGGCTCGCAAGATGATGAGGAAGCCGACAGAGTGATAGCGGATTTCAAAGACGGCCGTCTGAAATATCTGGCCGCCAAACCTGAAATGCTTGGTGAGGGTTTGAACTTCCAGTACCACTGCCACAAGGCAATCATGTTTATTGACTACCGTTTCAATGACAAGTTTCAGGCAATAGCCCGTATCTACCGGTTTATGCAGCAGCATCCCGTAGACCTTTACTTGGTGTATGCCGAAAGCGAAGGTGAAATATTCAAATCATTCATGCAGAAGTGGGCGCAGCACCGCCAGATGGTAGCCAAGATGACCGATATAGTCCGCAAGAACGGTTTGTTCGGCTTGCAGGCAGAGGAAAAGATGATGCGCTGGATGTTCGCCAGTCGGGAAGAGAAGTCCGGCAAACTGTGGAAAGCTATCAATAATGACAATGTACTTGAATGTCAGAAGATGGAAGATAATTCGGTAGACCTGATTGTAACCAGTATTCCGTTCTCCAACCACTACGAATATACGCCTACCTATAATGATTTCGGGCATAATGAAGACAACGGCAAGTTCTTTGAGCAGATGGACTATCTCACCCCGGAGCTTATGCGTATTTTAAAGCCCGGCCGGTTGGCCTGCATCCATGTAAAGGACCGTGTACTGTTCGGCAACGTTACGGGTGACGGTATGCCCACCATCGACCCGTTCAGCGAAATGACAGTGTTCCATTATCTGAAGCACGGGTTCCGCTACATGGGGCGTATTACAGTGGATACGGATGTGGTGAGGGAGAACAACCAGACTTATCGGCTTGGATATACAGAGATGTGCAAGGACGGTTCAAAGATGGGTATCGGTTGCCCGGAATATGTTCTTCTCTTCCGAAAGTTGCCTTCTGATACCTCACGAGCCTATGCTGATTTGCCGGTGACAAAGAATAAGAGTGAATACTCGCTTGCCCGTTGGCAGATAGATGCCCATGCAAGTTGGAAATCTTCTGGTAACTCTCTATTGAGCTGTGAGGACATGAAAGGAGCCGGAATAGATAAGATACGCCATCTGTTCAGGAACTACGAACGTGAACATATATATAACTACGAGGAACATGTATCATTCGCTGAAGAATTGGAAATATACGGAAAGCTGCCTAAAACATTTATGGCCGTTGACCCTGTAAGCAAGAAAGATTGGATATGGGATGATGTCACCCGTATGCGCACGCTCAATACCAAGCAGTCACAGAAGAAACGGCAGAACCACATCTGCCCTTTACAGCTCGATATCGTTGAAAGACTGATTGAACGGTATTCAAACAAGGGTGAGTTGGTGTTTGACCCCTTCGGAGGTATCGGCACAGTACCTTATTGTGCCATCAGACTGAAACGTAAGGGATTATCTACTGAACTAAATTATGACTATTGGAAAGACAGTCTTTCATATCTGTATGAGGCGGAGATGGAAGTTAGCGCACCCACATTGTTTGATTTGATGGACAGTGCCGTATGAACATCTATCATACAGAACCCAGATTCGACTGCGAGAAATTCGCTCCATGCGGGCGCATCTCCCTGCACAAATGCCGGAAGTACAAAGGCAGACTGGATGAATGCAGGGGATGTACGCTTGTACGCCGTAAAACTAAGACGGTTGCAGGTACGGAAGCCGGAAGAAAGGTTTGTCCACATTGCGGACGTTCCCTTCCGCTTCACCGGTTCTATAACAGGACTGTCAGATATGAGGATAAGGAATACCGATGTCTCACCTCCTGGTGCAAGATGTGTATGAGCGAAGTCGCAGCGGAAAGGAATCGTAATAATTAATTTAAAAATCTAATGAAAAACGTAACGAAAATAGCCAAGAAATCAGCCGGACTTAGCCAAAAATGTTCTGTATGTCCGATTATGAAAAGGTGTACTTTAGAGATCCATAGAGCTTGTTTTGACAGCTTTGTGGAGGGGTTCAAAAAAGATGTTAAAGCTACGGAAAAAGAAATGAATAAAAAATTCAAAGCGGAACAGAAATGAACAAGAAAGAGCAGCAAGCAATCGACTTTCTTCGCAGTATGGAACGTGACGATCTGCTATCACTCGGATTCTCCGGAGGTAAGGATAGTGTAGTTATACTTGACCTTGCTGAACGTGCAGGCATTAAGTATAATGCGATCTACGCTAACACCACAGTAGATCCACCGGGCACGATTAGCTTTATAAAGAAAAACTATCCGCAAGTGAGGATAATACACCCGGAAAAATCTTTTTTTCAGTTAATCGAAGAAAAAGGTTTCCCTTCCCGATTACGTAGGTTCTGTTGTGAGAAGCTGAAAGAGCGATACGGAATTGGTAAGCGAAGTATTGAAGGAATGAGAGCTTCCGAGAGCAGGAACCGAAGAGATTATGAGCCGGAGCAGTGTGATACAAGAAAATGGATGAAAGGAGCGAAGCATATTCTTCCTATTCTCACATGGTCGGAAGAAGATGTTTGGAATTACATTCGTGAACGCGGTTTACCGTATTCAAAGTATTACGACGCTCCGTATAACCTTTCTCGGCATGGTTGTGTAGGTTGTCCGCTCTGCAATTACAGGCAGATGCAGTTGGAGTTTAAGATGTTTCCCGGATATGCAAAACGAGTGATTGTAGCCGTTGAAAGATATATGAACACTCACCCCAATAATTTCCTTTCTCGCAATTTTGCAGATGAATATGAAGCTTTCTATTACTACATTAATGAGATATCTATTGCGGATTTTCAGGAACAAAAGAAAGGGTTGTTTAGATTTAGCTCAAGGGAAGTTATCAAAAGAGAAATTTTAAATCAATTAACGTAAAACAATATAGAAAGGAATTAATATGAAAAGTCAATTTATTCAAGACGTAGAGGCATTTGCTAAAGAAATGGCAGTACGCCTACCTAAGACTCATGAAGGTGGAATTATAATAATGGCTACCGATAACAATGACATAGCGAAGTGTATTATAGCCAGACCATCGCATCTAAAAGAATTAGTTGAGCACATGCTAACTGATGAAAAAATACAAAGCGATATTTTGGAAATCATATCAGAATACGATAGTGAATAACCCTCAAAACAGGAACAGAAATGAAAAAGACTTTTAAACAATGAGCTAAACAGGATAAAGATTTGGATGTTTTTTGTGCCCAGGTGATTATATTGACGAAAGGTTATACAACTACATAGCGGATATCATACCTCCTGCATATTGCTCAAGAGACCTTATGCAAAGATGCGATGCCATTAAAAATGAAGGCGATGTATTATATTACATCACAGTGTACAGAACCGATGATAATCAGTACTTATATCTCGGTGTTTTACCAGAATTTAAACAGATTAGAAAATAGTAATTATTGCATGGACATAATGATTCTATTCTGAGACAACCTATGAGTATCTGTTGAAACACATACAAAACATTTTTTTGTGTCGTTAGTACTCAAGTGCCCCACAGAATGATTATCTTTAAATAATATCCCTTCCCTGTTAGTATAAGCAGATAGAATCCTAATGGATATACTATTGATATCTAAGTCTTTAAAATCTGGTAATCGATAAGATATCGTTATGCTTTTTTGCCCTTTTTCAAAAAGGGTAAATGGAGTTATCCCATCACAAATGGATGCATGGTTTTCCTTACTATAATGTCCCAGACTATTTGTATCTAATAAAATAGATGCATTGGTGATAGTAGCAGTTTGATTTCCTATGTTTGTATAAAGAAGACAAACTTTTAATTCGTTATTTTCAATTAGAGCACCAGATATAGTTAAAGCAATCCCTTCCGTTTTCTTAAAATATTGTCTATAGCAATTATAGACAGTAACCGATACAGCGATGATAGATAAAAATAAAGATACAATATCCATAATTACGAGTTTTTGCAAACTTACTAATAAAAACTAACATTCTAATAATAAAATGCAAAAGAATAAGTGGAATAAAGAAGAAAGGAGAATAACCATGACCGAAGAACTTGTAACATTAGAAACAGCGGAACTGTTGAAAGAGAAAGGATTTTCAGGAAGAAAATATATTATAGATGTTTCCACTTTGCCCCATTGTTACAAATTTTTATCCGTTCCTCCGCAATCCATCGCTCAAAAGTGGTTACGTGAAACTAAGAACCTGCATATCGAAATACCCTATATGTATGGAAATTATTGGATATATGATATATTAACAATTCCGAATCACGACTTAGTAGGATTGTCTAACAGACCTATTATCCATTATAATACCTACGAAGAAGCACTTGAAGCAGGATTACAGGAAGCATTAAAACTTATATGATTATGAAAACAATATTATTTACAATTATATGTATTATCGCCCTATTATGGGTTGGAGATCTCACAATTACATTTAAGCCGTTTTCTATATCACTTCCCGGTTGGTATAAGCCTGTAGGTATCCTTCTATTTTTTCTGTCAATGACGATATATACTATAGGGGAATATACTAGATGCTATAAACAGGGTTTCGATGATGGGATAAAAAAATGTGTTGAAATACTTAAAAAGAAAAATCCATGAGCAAACTATACAAAGTAACCATTTTCGGGGAATCATTCTTAATCGGATGGTTCCCTTTTTCTTCACGCTGGTATAACAAGCTAAAGATAATCAAATGATAGTACGTCATTTTATAAGAGTTCCG